ACAAACCTTAAGGAGGTATAATATATGTATGAGTATGTAAAAGGAAAGGCAATGTGGGCAAACATTACATCGCCAAACACGAGGTTCCAACCTCACAAGTATGGGTTAACTGTTCTTACAGACCCTGATACTGCATCTAAACTTGAAGGCATAGGTCTTAATCAAGTTAGAGATAGATCAGGTCAGGCTAAGTATGATGAACCTGCATTTACTTTCAGCAAGAGAGCAACTAGGAGAACCAAAAATCCTGATTACAATCCTCGAGGTGAGGAGAGTAATGAGCCAGAATTTATTGAGCTTCCTAATCCTGCACCAAAACTTGTTGATCCAGATGGTAATGATATGGATGTCAGTGTTGGTAACGGTTCAGAAGTAGTGGTAAAGATCAAGCCTTACAAGAATGACTTCGGACAATTTGCCGAGCTCATGGCTGTCAAGGTAGAGAACCTTGTTGAATATGTTGAAGGCAACACGGACGACAACGAGGAATTCTAAATGATTATAACTATTACGAATGAAGATGTGGTTACTAACTTTGATGTTAATAACATTAGTGATGATGCTGTAAAGCAAGAAGCTACTGTTGTTGTACAGAAGGTTGGTAACCTACAGATCATTATTGAAGCTTTAGACTTTGCAAGTCGTACTCATCGAGCTAACTTAGAAGAGTTACTCAAGAGTAGAGATGAAGCTATTGTTCTACCAGAGCCAGAGGTAATGGAGGACGAAACAGACGACGATAAATCTTAGTCTTTAGGAGGGCTACTATGGAAGATAAAACTTGGGATAAGTTGAAACAACCCTGTCCACTTTGTCCGAGCAGTGATGCTGTTGGTATCAACGCAGACGGTTCGGCAAAGTGTTTCAGTTGTGGAGAATTTATGCCTAATTATAATAACGCATGTGAAGGAAAGACTATGACAGAACCACAAACAACACAACAAAAACAACCAGACAGTGTGCTTGAAGGCAACTTCATGGCATTGACAGATCGTAAAATCTCTCAGGCTACAGCACAGAAGTATGGTGTTAAGGCTGTGCAAGACTTGAAGGGTCAGGTCGTTAAACATTTGTATCCATATTACAATGGACATGAATTATCTGCTACGAAATATAGGAATACTATTAGTAAAGATTTCTTTGTCTCTGGTAGCTATAACGATACCGGACTATTCGGTCAACAGCTATTCAAGGGTGGCAAGTATGTCACCATAACCGAAGGGGAGTGTGATGCTATGGCGGCTTACGAACTACTAGGTAGTAAGTGGGCTGTCGTATCCATTAAACGTGGTGCTCAAGGTGCCGTCAAAGATATCAAAGAAAGCTTAGAGTTCTTTGAAGAGTTTGAGAATGTAATCATTGCATTTGATAACGACAAGGCTGGTAAAGAAGCATCGGTTAAAGTTGCTAGGTTATTTAAACCGGGCAAGGCTAGGATACTCACACTTCCTAATGGTTTCAAAGACCCTAACGATATGCTTCGTAGCAATAAGCACAAAGATTTTGTTGAATCTTGGTGGGCTTCGAAGGTATACACACCCTCTGGTGTTATCAATGTATCGGAACAACGTGAGAAGTTTCATAACCGAGAGAAGAAACCAAGCGTTCCCTATCCTTATGAAGGACTAAACAAAAAGCTGTATGGCTTAAGACAGGGAGAGCTGGTTACTTTAACAGGTGGTACAGGACTTGGTAAGTCTAGTGTGACTAGAGAACTAGAACATCATCTTATTAAAAGTACTACAGACAACGTAGGTATCATTGCATTAGAAGAAGATTGGAGACGTACCATTGATGGTATACTTTCCATTGAAGCTAATGCAAGATTGTATGTTGATGAAGAACGTGAGAAGTTTTCTAAAGAAGAACTTGATAAGATGTTTGATATCTTGTATGATGGTGAGAATAAAAACAGAGTATGGGTTCACTCACACTTTGGCACCAACGACATTGATGATATCTTTACCAAGCTTCGCTTTATGATTATAGGATGTGACTGTAAGTGGGTGGTCATTGACCATTTACATATGCTGGTCAGTGCTGTACATGATGGAGACGAGAGACGAGCTATTGATGCTATTATGACTAGGCTTAGAAGTTTAGTTGAAGAGACAGGTGCAGGTATTATTCTTGTATCACATCTCAGAAGAGTTGATGGTAACAAAGGACACGAGAATGGCATAGAGGTTAGCCTCTCTCATCTTCGTGGCTCTAATAGTATAGGACAACTATCAGACTGTGTGATTGCTTTAGAACGTAATCAACAATCAGACGACCCAGAGGAAGCTAGGACTACAAGACTTCGTGTACTTAAATCAAGATACACTGGTGATGTAGGTCTGGCGGCTAGAGTTGTCTATGATGGTGAGACCGGTAGATTATCTGAACTAACAAACGATGATATAGAGTTTGATAACTCTACCTCGGAGGCTTTTTAATATGGATTTAGTATTTGATATAGAAACTGATGGACTAGATGCTACTAAAGTGTGGTGTCTTGTTGCTCAAGATGCAGAAACAAAAGAGGTGTATAAATTTACACCGGACAATCTAGATGAAGGCTATAAGTTTTTAACTACAGCCACTCGTTTGATTGGACATAACATCATAGGGTTTGACATACCTTTAGTAGAAAAGTTTGGAGGAGTAGACCTTAGTGCTATAGAAGTTATTGATACGTTAGTCTTATCTCGACTGTTCAATCCTACTAGGGATGGTGGTCATAGTCTAGCAACTTGGGGGTACAAACTTGGATACCCTAAGATTGAGTTCGAAGACTACTACAATTATTCAGAAGAGATGATGAACTATTGTGTAAGAGATGTAGAATTAAATACCAAAGTATTAGAAGAACTTAGAAAAGAATCTAAAGGCTTTGAGAAAGATTGCATATCTATTGAGCAGGGAGTTGCTAAGATTATGAAGCAACAAGAAGCTGATGGGTTTGAGTTTGATATGCCATTAGCTCTTGGCTTGTTGGCAGAACTCAGAGAAAAGAAACAACTGATTGAATCAGAGGTACATGAAACGTTTAAACCTAAATGGGTAGACACAAAACAAGTCACACCCTACATAAAGAAAGATGGCAATCTATCTAAGCGTGGTATGACTAACGAAGAATATCAACGTTGTTTAGATACAGATAACTACAATCCTTTTATGAGACAAACTTTACAAGAGTTTAATCTTGGTTCTCGTAAACAGATTGGAGAATATCTTATTGACTTTGGTTGGAAGCCCGATAGGTTTACACCTACTGGACAACCTATTGTTGATGAGAAAACTTTATCCAAGATCACACACATCCATGAAGCTAAACTTATTGCAGACTTTTTATTGTTGCAAAAGCGTATAGCTCAGATTGATTCATGGGTTGAAGCTGTCAAGGATGATGGCAGAGTACATGGATTTGTTATTCCTAATGGTACGATCACAGGTAGGATGGCTCATAGAAATCCTAACGTTGCTCAAGTACCTTCACATGGTAGCCCATACGGTAAAGAATGCAGGTCTTGTTGGATTGTTAAGGACGGATACAAACTTGTAGGTGTAGACGCAAGTGGATTAGAGCTACGTATGTTAGCACATTATATGGACGATAAGGAGTATGTAAATGAAATTATTAACGGAGACATTCACACAGCTAACCAAAACTTTGCTGGTCTTAAATCAAGAGATCAGGCAAAAACTTTCATCTACGCCCTCGTTTACGGTGCCGGAGATGAGAAGATTGGAAGCATCATTAAAGGAAGCAGAACAGCAGGTAAACAGTTGCGAGAACGCTTTCTTAGTAGTCTACCAGCATACCGAACTCTTAAGGAGAGAGTTGACAGAGCAGCTACAAAAACGTTCCTCAAGGGGATAGACGGTAGGAAGCTTTACATTAGAAACAAACATGCTGCATTAAATACCTTGCTTCAAGGAGCAGGTGCTATCTTAATGAAGAAAGCATTAATTATGTTAGATGATATATTAAAACTTAATACCATTGACTATAGGTTTGTTGCTAATATACATGATGAGTGGCAGATCGAAGTCAAAGAATCACAGGCTGATTTTGTTGGAGAGATGGCAGTCAAATGTATTATAGATGCAGGTGAACATTTTAATCTACGTTGTCCTATGGATGGCGAATACAAAGTAGGAGGTAATTGGAGTGAGACACATTAATAAATTATGTGGCGGATGCAAACAAAATAAATCTGTTGAAGATTATTACAATAATAAATATCAAGAAGATAAATTAGATACTGTATGTAAAACTTGTCGGAAAAATTATAATAACAAAAATAATCCTAAATATAGCCCTACTTATAATCCACGTAGAATGTATGTTAACGGTAAGTACATACCTAAATCTCATCCACTATACAAGCCGGGAAACTATACAACGTTTGAAGATGCTGCTTTTCAATCTCTATCTCGATATGCTTCGAGTAAAGAAGGACAAGTATATATAATAATTAATCCTGCGTGGAAGGGTTGGATAAAAGTAGGTATGGCTATTGATGCAGAAGATAGATGTAAAGGCTACCAAACATCTAGCCCCCTTAGAGATTTTAAATTAAAGTTTAAAAAAGATTTTGAGGACAGACGAACTGCTGAACAAACAGCTCATACTTTATGTGCAAAAAAAGCATTAAAACGTAAAGGTGAATGGTTTAAGTTAAATGTAAAAGATGCAAAAGATATAATAAATAACATGGAGGCTAATTAAATATGGTTAAATCTAAAAAAACTATTGACACAACCGATCAAGATGTATATAATAACCTGTCGGCTAAGAAAAAACCAGCCGAGTCAGGACACTGGTATACCCAGACAGGTGAGCCAATGTATACTATCATCGGAGCTAACGGTAAAGAACGTAACACTACTCTTCGAGATGCTAAGAAAGATAACTTAGTTCCTTCGGTTACTACTGTGTTAGGTATGATAGCCAAACCTGCATTAGAAAACTGGAAGATCAATCAAGCATTAAACTCTGCACTTACTCTAGAGAAAGAAGAAGATGAATCTCTTTCTGAGTTTGCTTACAGATGCAAACAAGATTCTAAAAGGATAGGACAGGAAGCCGCAGAACAAGGTACTAAAATACATGCTATGATTGAGCAGGGATTTGAAGGTGGTGAAACAAACAAACCTTATGAAGCTGTTCGAGCTTTCTTAGATAAAGAATTTCCTAACGAGCATTGGATAGCAGAAGATTCTTTTTGTGCTGACATAGGTTATGGTGGTAAGATAGATTTATATTCTACTACCGGTATCTTTGTTGACTTTAAAACTAAAGATAACTTAGAAGGTAAAGACCCTGCTTCATTAGTATACGATGAGCATGGTATGCAGTTGTCTGCTTATGCACAGGGTTGTGGTTACACTGACGTTGAACGTGTATCTATCTTTGTAGATAGGAAACAACATGATCTTATTTCATGTCACATCTGGGATAGAGACTCACAAACAAAACACACAGAAATGTTTAACAGCATTTTAAACTATTGGAAATTAGTAAAGAACTATGAATCAAAAAAAATCTAAACAACTAAGACGAAGATCAGAAGACTTACTTATTGAGTGGTTAAGAACAATGGTTCCGGACGGAGAAGATACATCTAAGATTAATAAAAAAAATATCTCAGAGTTTCTTCCTGAACAGACCCACATCTTTGCTAACAATAAGTTTCTTCTAAGTGCATACAGTTTAAGGTGGTTTTACAAACAAGTAAAACGTAATCCTAATCTATCCTTGGAGGACATCAATGCCTAGAAGAGTACCAAGAAAACCTAGACCAAAGAAAACTAATGTACCAAAAGGGTATGACAGTTTATGGGAGTATGACATTCACCAAACTATTTTACAAGATTGGAAACATCATTGGGACAAAGTAGAATATGTCATACATCATAAGTATGAGCCAGACTTTGTTAAAAAGATTGGAGGTAAAACTATACTACTAGAAGCTAAAGGCAGGTTCTGGGATCACGCTGAGTACAGTAAGTACATACACATCAGAGAAGCACTTAACAAAAGCTATACAGAGTTAGTCTTTTTATTCCAGAAACCTTTTGCACCTATGCCGGGAGCTAAGATAAGAAAGAACGGAACCAAACGAACCCATGCTGAGTGGGCTGAAACAAATAATTTTACATGGTACAGTGAAGATACTTTACCTGACGACTGGAGAAACGATGAACTATAAATTTAATGAAGGACAATTAATACAAGAACTACAGGCTTATATTGATGGTACATATGGTGAGCATTATGCATCTGATAAGTATCAAGCTACGGATGTTATCATTGACTCAGGACATGGTATGGGTTTTTGTATGGGTAACATTATAAAGTATGCTAAACGGTATGGAAATAAGGATGGACACAACAGAAAAGACTTGCTAAAAATCTTGCACTATGGTATAATAATGCTTGATATACACGATGATAGAGACAAGTTTTTTAAAACAGGAGAGAGTAAGTGGTAGAAGATAAAGTAGGTATTAAAGAATACCTAGGGATAAAAATTAATTACAGTAACGAAACAAATTTAGATAAGTTTAGTCTTGATACACTCAAGGATAGATACTTCTGGGAGAAAGAAACACATGCACAAGAAGCGTTCGCAAGAGCCTCCATCTTCGGAGCAACCTACAAAGGGGTCACAGATTTTGAATTGGCTCAACGGCTTTACCACTACAGCTCCTCTTGTTGGTTCATGTTTAGCACTCCTATACTTAGTAACGGGGGAACAAGTCGTGGGCTTCCTATTAGCTGCTTCCTCAATTATGTTCCTGACAGTAGGGGCGGTCTATCAGATCATTTTGATGAGAACATATGGTTGGCAAGTTCAGGTGGAGGTATTGGTGGATATTGGGGAGACATTAGGAGTAACGGTATACCTACTGCTCACGGCAGTAAGTCTACTGGTTCTATTCCTTTCATGCATGTAGTTGATTCTCAGATGTTAGCCTTTAACCAAGGTACCACAAGACGTGGTTCTTATGCGGCTTATATGGACATCAGCCATCCGGAGATAGAAGAGTTTATTAACATGCGTAAAGAATCTGGTGGAGATATTAACCGTAAGAATCTTAACCTTCACAACGGTATAAATCTTACCAATGATTTTCTTAAGGCTGTAGAAGAAGACGCAGACTTTAGATTGGTTGACCCTAAGAGCCACGAGGCTGTTAAGGTTGTGAATGCTAGAGACTTATGGTGGCAGATCATTAATGCTAGAGCAGAGACAGGTGAGCCTTACATGATTAACATTGATAGATGTAATGATGCTTTACCCAAAGAACAAAAAGCTTTAGGATTAAATATT